AACCTAGTTTCATTAGGTTTTGACCGGTGGCGCATCGATGTTTTCAAGAAAGACTGCGAGCGTGAAGGTGTTGAGCTGCCGCTGATCGAGTTTGGCCAAGGCTTTAAAGACATGTCGCCAGCCATTGATGCCCTTGAGGCAGAGCTATTGAACAGTAAGCTTGCGCACGGTATGCAACCGGTGCTAACGATGTGCGCGGCAAACGCGGTGATAACAAAAGACCCGGCTGGAAATAGAAAGCTTGACAAACATAAGGCAGTCGGCAGGATAGATGGCATGGCTGCTTTGACTATGGCCTTTGGTGTGTTAAACTCCACAGTTGAGGCGTCTGACCCAGTATCTCCGTGGGAAGATGAAGGTTACAGCATTACAAGGTGAACGAATGGCATGGTTTAGAAAGGCACCGGCACCGGAAGAACGGTCACTTGAAAACCCAAACACTTCCCTAGACTTAGGAAACTTGGGTGATTATGCAAGCGGCATCCCTGGCGTTAGTGTAACCCTAAAAACTGGCATGAGCATTCCGGCTGTTTGGGCTGCGGTTCAATTTATTTCTGGCACCATTGCAAGCTTACCGTTAAACGTTTACCAAAAAACAGATAACGGCCGCGAAAAGATGCAAGGCGGATTGCAGCTTGTGATTCACGATGCCGTCACCGATGAAATGAGTTCATTTGATTGGCGCAAATACTCCTTTGAACGAATACTAACTGGCGGGCGCTCGCTAACATACATTGAGCGCATAGGCGGAAGGATAGCGAACCTATGGCCTATGGACCCTTCAAAAGTTACGATTAAGCGCATCAATAATTCAAAGATTTACGAATACAATCCGGGCGATGGCATTCCATCAAAAACATATAAAGCAATTGAAATTATTGACCTTTTCTTTTCTGTCGAAGCCGACGGAGTTACAACCATAAGCCCGATTTTAAACAACAAAGAAACCCTTGGCTTAACTATTGCAGCTACCAAGTTTGGGTCGAAGTTTTTTAACAACGGGGGGATCCCTGCTTTTGTAATGATCGGTAACTTTCTTACCGGCAAAGGGCTTAAGCGTGCTGCAAATGACCTCCAATCAACCGTGGAACAGCAATCTAAGGAGGGTCGGGTAGCTCTTACTTTACCCCTAGGACATGAGATCAAGGCCATAGGTGCAGATCCTGACAAATCACAACTTGTTGAGTTGAAGCGCTTCCAAATAGAAGAAGCTGCGCGAATCTATTCGCTGCCGCCCGTATTTTTGCAAGACTTGACCCACGGTACTTTTAGCAACGTAGAACAGCAGGACTTGCAGTTAGTTAAGCACACTTTGCGCCGATGGATCACGCAAGCCGAGCAGGAAATGAACCTTAAATTGTTTGGCCGTGGCAATAATAAAATTTATGTCGAATTTAATTTAGACGGCTTGCTCCGTGGTGATTTCTCAACACGAATGACTGGTTACGCGACCGGCATACAGAACGCCATCCTGACGCCTAACGAAGCTCGGGCGCAAGAAAATAGACCGAACAATGAACTGGGCGACGAGTTGCTAATTCAAGGCGCAACCGTTCCACTGGGCCAACAGAAAATGAGTAACAAAAATGATTAGAGAAATTAGAACAGGTGAACCGGCTGAAATTCGGGCCGAAGGTGACACTATTAGTGTCAGTGGATATGCTGCTGTGTTCAACTCAGAGGCTATTATTGGCGGGTCATTTAGAGAACAAATTGCGCCCGGCGCATTTAAAGATGCAGTTGGCCGCGATGACGTTATGTTTTTAATTAACCATGACGGGTTGCCAATGGCGCGAACGAAGTCAGGCACACTAACCCTGGCAGAAGATGAACGCGGATTATATATGTCTGCTGAGCTTGATTCTAGTGACCCGGATGTTAAGTCGATAATTCCAAAGATGAAGCGTGGCGACCTAGACAAAATGAGTTTTGCTTTTAGTCCTGAGGTTCAGGAGTGGGATGATTCGGGCGATATGCCTTTGCGTACTATTCGGCAGGTCAGCCTATACGATGTTTCAGTTGTAACATATCCGGCATATCAAGACACTCAGATCGGCCTACGCTCGCTGAGTGAATTTAGATCTTCGCAGAAAGCAAAAGAAATAGAAAGCAACCCCGAGGCAATTGCTGCGCGGTTGCGCATGAAATTGGCATTGAGCTAATAATAATCGGCGGTTCCCGCTAATTATTGCCATCAAATCGCCTCTTGGCAGGGCATCAAAAAAGGTTTTAAAAATGGAAAACATTATTAAATTGCGGGAACAGATGGCGACACTCGCTACCGAAGCCCGTTCACAGCTTGACACTATTACAGATGCAACTGATTCAAGCCGTGCTAAAGAGATTGAAGCACGTTTCGATGCAATCATGGTTGACCATGACAAAATTGGCGCAACTGTTGAGCGTGAAGTTAAACTTGCTGATGCTGAAGCGCGTGCAGTTGTAGCACGTCGACCTGATGCTGGCGAAGCTGTTGCAGTTGCAGAGGCTCGCAAGTCGACCCCAGAGTATAAAGAAGTATTTACCAAGCAATTGCGCTTTGGTTCTGCTGAGCTTGATGCCGAAGAGCGTTCAATTCTGATGTCGGGCAAAGCTGAAGGCCGGGCACAGTCTACCACCCCTGGTTCTGCTGGTGGCTTTACTGTACCAGAAGGCTTCAGTGGTGAAATTGACCAGCAGATGGCAATTTGGGGTCCGATGTGGGATGCCGCAATCGTTCGCGAATTGTCTACCTCCACTGGTAACGCTCTGCCGTGGCCTACTGTTGACGATACCGCTAAGTCTGGCCGCATCAAAGCTGAAAACGCTGGTGTGGATGATGATGGCACCGATGACGTTACATTCGCTGAGAAGATCCTGAACTCTTACGTTTATGACACCGGCATGGTTCGAGTGCCTATCGAATTGCTGCAAGACTCTGCTTTCAACATTGAAGCGCTTATGGGTGATTTATTTGGTGAGCGTTTAGGTCGAGCTGCTAACACCGCTTTGACTACTGGTACAGGCACCAACCAGCCAAACGGCATTGTAACCGCTTCCGGCCTTGGTATTACTTCTGCCGCCGTAGCTGCTGTGACATCTGATGAGCTAATTGATCTGTTCCACAGTGTTGACCCTGCCTATCGCATGTCTCCAAAGTGTCGTTGGATGTTTAACGATTCTACCCTGGCAGCTATTCGCAAGCTTAAAGACGGCCAAGGTAATTATCTTTGGACTATGGGCGATGTTCGCACCGGTGAGCCAGACCAGTTCCTGGGCAAGGCTTACAGCGTGAACCAAGCTATGGCGTCTTTGGGTACAGGCAATAAGCCGGTAGTCTTTGGTGACCTGTCACGCTATGTTGTTCGTAAAGTTCTGGGTTACCAGATGCTTACATTACGCGAGCGTTATGCCGAGAACTTCCAAGTCGGCATGGTTGGCTTTAAACGTTTTGATGGCGACTTGCTTAATGCAAACGCTGTTAAGCATTTGATCAACGCCTAAATAATAGCGCCCAGAAATGGGCGCTTTTCCAAAGGATTTAAAGATGCTTATCAAATTATTAGTTAGCCGAGCTGGTGTTAATTTTTCTCAGTCAGCAGGCGAAGTATTAGAAATAGAAAACGCTGAAGCGGTGCGCATGATTGCTGTTGGCCAAGCTGAGCAAGTTGGAAAATCGAAAAAATACGAAACAGCCACAAAGAAATTTAAAGGCTCACAATGAATTTATTAGTCTCGCTTGTGACTTCTGCTGTAAATCAAGCTGTTAGTGTTGCTGACTGCAAAGCCGACCTGCGCATTGAAGTGGGCGTAACGATTGAGGATGAGTTAATTTCTGATTACATCGATGCGGCGTCTCGGTATTGTTCCGAAGTTGTTGGCCGCAAATTGATTTCAGAAACTTGGAAGTACGGAATCGGCAATGAGCCGGGTAAGTTCATTGCGACACCGTTTAACCCGGTGTTTAATTCTTACGACCCGATAGAGCTACCATTCACGCCAGTCTCTGAAATTATAGAAATACAATATTTCGATGCTGATAACGTTTCTCAGACTTTAAACTTAGCAGACTTTTATCTGTACAATTATGATCAAAGCTCAGTTATTGCCCCAATTCTGAATTACGCATGGCCAGCCTTTTACGAGCGACGAGACGCCCTAAACATAACCTTCACGACCGGTTACGGGCTTACTGGTGCTGACGTACCAAGCAACGTAAAACGCGCCATACGGCTGCTTGTGGCGCACTGGTATGAACAAAGAATGGCTGTAACTGTTGGTCAATCTGCTATGCCTATTCCTTTTGGTGTTGACGCAATGCTAAACATCGATAGAACCGGCTGGGTGGCATGATGTTTAGACCTGGCGAACTTGATCAACGTGTAACCGTGCAGCGCGAAACACTGACTGAAGATGCTTTAGGTGGTGATGTGCTTAGCTGGGTTGATCAAGGACCATACTGGTGCCATGTTCGGCCAATGTCTGCGCGTGAGTCCACCGACTTTGATCAGTTAAATGGCCGTGCAGATTATCTATTTGTTTTTCGCAATGGTATTTCACTCCAAGATTCTGACCGGCTGGACTGGCAGGGCGAGCAATTTAATATCACTGGCAGGAAGCAGCCCAAGAGCCGTGATCTTTATATTCAAGTGGTTGCAGAACGTGGTGT